ACCGATCCCGAACAAGTCCTGACGGATCTTGGCCCAGGGGTTCCACCGCTCCACGATTTCACAAAGATAGCCCTGCTCACGAAGCAAGGCTAAAGATCGCTGTGTCGGAGAAACCGACGAACGGCGTATTTTTTTGGTATGAGCGGCGTCTTTTTTCATGTGATTGATACCTAAGTATTACGTCATGGCTGTTTGTTCATTTTAAGATTTCTACATGGAACAAACGAACTTATCAACCCGCTCTTCTAAGGAGACTTTCATGAGCGATTTCCAAGTTTTTCCACCGCATTTTTCTTCAACCACTATTACGCTTGTGGCTATGACACAAGACGCTAAAGACCGCATTTGCGGTGGCTTGTCTTGCGAAGTTCGAAAATCTGAGGCCCCTAAGTTTTTCGCAAAACTTGAGGCTGAAGGATTCGCCATTCAATACGCCCCCGCAGCTTACGCACCATTTGGGTATTACGGTCATTGAATTTTAGGGGCTTCGGCCCCTACCAGGAGCAATCATGGTTAAAACTTTTAAGTTTCACGACTGGTCTGGTCAACAAATAAAGGTTTTGCTTAGAAAAGAAAACGACGAATGGCATTGTGAAATCAATCCACACAATGATGCTTGGTGGCCTGTTGGATCGGCTGCCAAGCAACAAGAAGCATTGAAGATGGCATTAGATTTTTGGAATGAATACGACTCAACAAACGGCCTGCACATTTAGGAAAAAACATGAAAATTGCACTTACGGAAGAACAAGTAGCAAAAATCCTAGTCGAGTTCTTCGACAGGGAACACAACATCAAGATCGAGACCACAGCGTTCTCTCGGTCTTATTCCTACAGCTCGGACTTTTGCACCTTAATCACTGACACGGAGAAAAAAGATGAACTATGACTGGTGGCTAGATCGACAACTTTATCTTTACGACATGGAGCAAGAACGAAATGAACGAATGCAAGAAGAGCTGGAGCAGCAAGAATATGAACAAGACAACGATGATTGAGTGGGCGCTATGCAGCATATTGGGAATTTACTTCGGCGTGTTGATGTTCCTGTTCATCTGAAGGAGTCAAAAGTGCAAAAGGTTTACGAAGCTATCTCAAAAGTGATGCTTTCGATTTCAAAGGAAGGCATTTCAAAATCAAGAGTCAACGAAGGCCAAGGTTACAAGTTCAGAGGCATCGATGACGTTTACAATGCAATGGCTCCGATTCTTGCAGAGCACAAATTATGCGTTCTGCCAAAGGTCACTGACCGGCAAGTAACCGAACGAATCAACAAACACGGCACTGCATTGTTCTATGTCACCGTGCACATGGACTTCACATTAGTCTCCGGCGAAGATGGTTCAAGCCACGTTATCTCGACGATTGGCGAGGCTATGGACTCCGGTGACAAAGCAACCAATAAAGCTATGTCAGCCGCTTATAAATACGCACTCATGCAAGCGTTTTGCATTCCGACCGAAGGCGACAATGACTCTGAGAACCAGACGCACGAAGTTCAGCCTAAGCAAAACAAACAAACGTCTGAGAAGTACATAAACGACGTTAGAAATGCAAAATCAATGGATGATCTAAAGCAACTGTTTACCGAAGGCTATAAAGCCTTAAAAACAAATGCTGAAGCCATCCGCGAATTAGACATTGCAAAAGAAGCAAGAAAAAAAGAATTGACGGAAATCAATGAACCTAAACAACTTTGAAGAAGGCTTGATCGATCAGATCCAGGCCGAACGATGCAAGAAACTTTTATGGTCGGTTATCAACCTTGCCGTACAAGATGCTTGCTTGGCACCCTACGCATCCAAACCATCAACAGATTCGATCACGGCTATTCGGTTTCTGATCGGCAACGAAAAGGAAGCTGGTGTCGATGGTTATCTGATGTGGCTGGACGTTGACGGACCCGAGTTCAGGCGAAGGCTTGTCGAGGCAATGTTTGCGGAACGACACGATAAGTTTCCAGACATAGCAAGAAGAGCCTTCAGAGCAAACTTTAACTGGTGGAGAAAGAATCGTGCGAATTATATTGACGACGGAGAATGACCGCAGGACGGCTTTAGAGGCCGTGCAAGGCGCAGAACTTGGTCACATGATACAAGTTACAAAGCCACCTCGATCAGCGGCTCAGAATCGGTTTTACTGGGCTTTGCTTCAGGCTTGTGCAGAGCAACTGGCGGACGCTAAATATGACCGCGACATTTGGCACGAATGGGCAAAAGGCCGGTACTTGGTCGGTCGCGTGGTTGAACTTCCGTGCGGATCAATCAAAGAACTCGAACCAACCACAACCGATCTGACCGTGAACGACTTTTCAGATTTCGTGGAGCAAGTCCTAGCCTACGCGCTCGAAAAGGGTTTAGTCTGGACCGAGGAAATGAAGGATGCCGAGCTGGATCTAAGGAAGATAAAACGTGTACAGAAACAAGAAGCTGCTTGAGGTCTGCCGGTTTATTCCGTGCCAGCACTGCGGCGCAGATGATGGAACGGTGGTCGCAGCTCACAGAAACGAAGGCAAAGGGATGGGCTTGAAGGTCTCTGATACTTTAGTTGCGTCTCTTTGTTTCCGATGCCATTCAGAATTAGACCAAGGCGCAAAACTGACTAGAGACGAACGGCGAGAACTTTGGGATGCAGCGCACTTGAGAACATTACATACACTGATCGAAAACGGATTTTTAGGGGTTACGAATGGAACAAAGAAGTGAGGAGTGGTTCAAAGAAAGGCTTGGCCATCTGACTGCAAGTCGGGCCTCGGATGCGATTGCGAAAGTAGGAACCGCAACAAGAAGGAACTACGCGATTCAGCTCGTCACCGAAAGGCTGACCAACTTGCAAACCGAATCGTTTACAAATGCGGCTATGCAGTGGGGTACAGAGCAGGAACCCATCGCTAGAGCCGCTTATGAGGCCCATACGGGCGTTTTTGTGGAGCAGACAGGGTTTCATAAGCACCCAACCATAAAATGGCTTGGAGCGTCTCCTGATGGCTTTGCAGGCAGTGGCCTGATCGAGATCAAATGCCCCAACTCAAATACCCATGTTGACTATCTTATTTCTAAGGAGGTTCCGGCTAAATACAAACCGCAAATGCTTACGCAGCTCATCGTTACAGGACGGACTTGGTGCGACTTTGTAAGTTTCGACCCAAGGCTTCCTGACCATCTACAGTTATTCATCGTTCGCTATGAACCGACCCAAGAAGACCTAAAGACCATCGAGATTCAGTTAGTAACCTTCTTGGCCGAGGTTGACAAAATGGAGCAATCGCTATGTCAAAAGATATGACCGGATCAATTTCCAAAAACAAGAAAAAGGAAAAAGACTCTCACCCAGATTACAGAGGGTCTTGCACGATAAACGGCGTTCAATATTGGATTTCGTCATGGGTCAATGAAGGTTCCGACGGAAAGTATTTGTCCCTAAAGTTTCAGCAGAAAGACGAAGCACCGAGACAGTCTGCACTTTCAGATGATGACAATATTCCATTTTGAGGATAGACAAATGCACTTGAACAAACACCAATCCATGCTTAAACAGGCTCATTTGAAAAGACCGCCAGACTTTGCGCCGAACCTTGTGCTAGAGGAAACAATCAGAAAAATCTATTTTGAAAACCCGTCTGCTTTTTTAGATAAAGACGATCTTAAAAACCGTAAGTTCTATCATGCGCCTCGGCCTGGTACAAAGTACGAATCAGCGGTTCATCCTTGGCCGAAAGGTCGCGTATGAGCTGGAAAGACCTGATAACAAGCCAAACCAGGAAAGAGCGGTTCCGGCCTGTCGAGAACATCTGGCGAGAATACGGCTGGAAGCCTCCATCGACAGAATGCGCGGACACGATGGCAAAACACAAGGCTTTCAGAGAATGGTCGATCCGAAATGTCGTGGCTGAAGATTATCAAGAAGGTTAAATCTTCGGACTTGGAAGAGATAACGGCAGCGTATGAAAAAGCGCTGCCGTTTGTCATTCAGGATTGGGCGGCATGGATTCTAAGACTGCCAAAATCTCAAAGAATCCATTTGATCGACAAAATCACCAGGGTGCACGGCGAAGAAACAGGACAAAAGCTAAAAGACGAAATCTTTGCCCAGCACGAACTTAAACGCTCTCGCCTCTGAAGTAAGCAACGCCGTCTATAACTTCGCAAAGTTCTGGCGGCATCAAGATACCATCGTAAAATCTTAAAACAGCAAATCCAGAGCACCAAGGAACCGGATTGTCTTCGAGATAACGAAATGACGGATTCGCTGGATCTGCAAGCATTCCTGTACTAATGCCGTACCTTCTTCCCGTGTAATCGCCCCAGCCTTTGACTTCCAACAAATGCGTATGCCCTGAGCATGTTGAAAGTCCTGATTTCAAAACATTGTTATACGAACTATGAATGCCGCTATATTGCAAGCGGTGTTTTATCATACAGATATCGTTGACCATCACCGACCAAGAAACCGTCCATTCAGGCAAATGATCTTTTAAACAAGTGCCTGCAATGCCTTTGTATTCGGGAACCATGCCAGCTAGTTTGCGGTCAAATCGTTGGTCGTGGTTTCCAATCGTTCGATGCAAAATTGTTCCGAAGCCTTTACATGCTTTTGCGATCTTCGTCATGTGGTCTTGCACGGCCTCCAGCTCATCGCGCAGAGAGATAGTCGGCGACCAATCCATAGGCCCGAATTTGGAGATACTTCCTGCATCGAGGATGTCTCCGTTTGCAATGACTACTTTAGGTTTTAATCGCTTGATGACCTTAATAAGCGCATCGAACGCTGGAGATGTTTCAGGCATAAAATGCGCGTCTGAAAAAACGACCACATAGCCGTCAACATCCATGATCGCTCTGACACGATCATATTCAATTTTTAATACTTCTTGATTAGGACGAAGCGATAGACTGTAACGATCTTCTAAAGCTCTTCTTCGTCTATTTACGCCACGCAAGTGCAGGGAAAAGTGATTGGCAACAGCAGATGCGCTTTTGAAACGCTCCCAAGCGTCCAAAAACTCTTGATCTGTTATTAACTTTGGCATATAAGCCTCGTCTAATTTAGACCGGACGGATTGAAACACAAATCTACAGTTTAAGCAAAAGTGCCTCTGCGTTTCTTCTTCTTGTCAATCCAACAAGAACTCGACCCGATGCTTTATTCCACTTCACGCACTCTTGCGCTGCGCCTTCCCAATCGCCTGCATCGATACGTTTTTTGAATGTGCTTATCCGGTAATTTCCTAGACCGCAGTTGTAAACCCACGATGTGACAGCCGCAATACGATGCGGAGAGGCTTTAGAAACTGTCGGAGAAAGTTTACAAATGCCTGCGTAAAAGTATGCAATATGTTCATCGAGCGCAGCTTCACACTGCTCTAGCGTCCATATCGTGCCTTCAGTGATTTCTGGCCCCGTTGAACCGTATCCTATGGTCCAGGGTTTATGACCCGTTCCTGGGTCTGGATAGGCTTCTACGAAGCCGTCTTTTCTAAGTCTTGCAAGACCCTCGAACGGCTTGATGAGTGTGTTTTTACTGATCTCAAGCGCATTCACTTCTGGTATTTTTCTATCGACCGCCCGACAAACCAGAACGTGAGCACCATCGTAAAGATACTAAAATCATCTTGATCCCAGTTCTGACTCAGAACTTCGTACCACGGTGCATCCGATAGGATTGCCATATAGATCGCACAAACCTTAACGGCTGCATACATACCAAATAAACACCAAGTAATGCCTGGGCGCACCAACGCCGAAATCGCAGCCACAAACTTGCCTGCGGATCTTGCTGTTTCTGATTGCTCACGAAATGCTTCCTTAATTGCGTCTAATTGGGTGATACTGTGGTCGACATACTTTTCTTCTAGTCTAAACTCGCCACGGAGCTTTTCAAGATCGGTTTGAAGTTGAAACATCGCTAGCTCGTGAGCGCGTTCATTCTTACGATCTAAGAGTTTCAGCACTTCCGGTGCAAGCCTGAAGAGACCGCCGAAGATCGAGCCTAAAAGACCGCCTGATAACAGGTCAAACATTATCGCAACGCCTCTTCGACTTGCTTGCGAATCTTCTGTTCTTTGATCGTCTTTGTTAAAGACCTAAGAGCTTGAAGAGCTGGCACAGGAAGCCCTGTTGTTCCGTAGGTCGCCATCGTATCAAGCGCGGTCAATAAAACGCTTGCAGTGTTCGATGTGTTTACTGTCCCTGGTGGAGCGGTAAACAAAACGCCAACAACATCGTTAAGCGTTCTCAATTGCTCTGCACCTTTCTTGCCATAAACGTACTCTAGCTTTCTTGATCTATCCAGATTCTGAATCATGCGATTGAACGCAGCCGGAGATATGAGCCTGTCTCCACGTTCGTTTGTTGTGATGTTTTTATACGCATCATCACGAATCAACTGAAGCACCGCACCACGGATTTCGCTTACGGCTTGTTGACCTTCCGGTGTTTTCTTGAGCAGCCCGAACAAATGTCTTGTGCTATCTAATGATGTTGATGGGTCTAAAACAGCGCGACGAATCACATCCTCATAAGCAATGATGCGATCATTTGAGTTGCGCTTTGTGTTGATTAGATTCTGAACAAGGCCGATGTTTTCAAAGCGATCAGCAAGATTCTGCCGTTCTCTTCTGGCGCGTTGATACAGCTCACCACCAGCGCCTTCCGTAATGTCATCAATGACTTTTTTGATTTCAACGCCAACACGCACATCATTGGGGTCATTCGACTTAACAAATTTATTAACGGCCTTTCTTAACTCCTCAGCTTGACTCAGCGTTGCTTGCGTTGCGCTAACCGTTCCTTCTGCGAGACTTCCACCGCCAACGCCACGAACCTCAAGCTCATTTGCAATCGTCGAAAGTATCGGAGCCGATGTTCTTCCGGCGCGGTTTTCATTCAAGTAAGCTGCTAACGGAGCAAGATCGACAAGCGATTGTGTCTCACCGGCCTTTTCTGCCTCTTTGTACAAAGACCTTACTTTGGTTTTGTCTTGCGCTAATTGTGAGCGCAGAGCCTCGACAACAGTAACACCGGCTTGTCTTATGTCTCTGATTTCTGCGCCTGTTTGGTCGATAAAAGCATCAAGGTTTTGCGCGATTTGTTGTTGTTGCTGTGCGAGTCGTTCACGGATCGGCGCACCAAGTTCTGGGTTTTTTGCCGTCTCTTGCTCAAATCTTTGTTGCTCAAATGTGCGCTCGCGCTGACCCTTTGTATATTGCACCGGAACAGGAAGTTGAGCGGCTGCGGCTTGTCGCATCTCTGCTAACGGAGTGCCAGCAGCACCAACAGCACCGCCAGCAGTCACTGGAGGCTTTGCACCAGGCACTAAATCCCTAACCGCTTCAACGCCCCTCTCAACGCCACGAACGACAGGCTGAACGGCTGTTTCTGTAACTTCTCGCGCAGCTCTAACAGCAGGCCTTACGGTTCCAGCAGGGCCTGCAATTGGAACAAATGGCGGTATCTTCGCGGCTTCCACAGCCTCGACAATCGCACCGACTTGTTCTCTTCCTGCTTGCGTTCTTGGTTGATATGTGACCGCTTGTGCTCCGCGAGCAGCAGCTTCTTCTACAAGCCTTTGTGCGTCCGGCGTTTGGAATCGACCTTCTAAGATGTTTTGAGCAACGCCCCTAGCACCGCCAACAAGTGCGCCTACTGGCCCAAGCAGCGCAGCCGTTCCTGTTGTGAGCGCAGCCTCGCCAGCACCTACGATTTGTTCCGTAGGTGAAGGCGGTGGAGGCGCAATTGGTGGAGGCGCAGGCGTTTCTAATTGCTTTGCAATCTCGTAAGCCTGAACGACGGTGTTAAATTCAGCCGTTCCGCGCTTATCTGGATTGCTGACAATCCACTGAGCATATTCGACCGCCGAGGCCATTTATCTTTGTCCTCGAATAATTTGGTCTGCAAGATTCATAATATCAACTGAACCAGTTGGAATCTGTGGCCGAGCAGCCGGAGCCGCTGCGCCTGGAATCTGAGAAACAATCCTTTCTGTTTGTTGTGCCTGTGCTTGCTCAGGAGGCAAATAACGCTTGGAGACTTGATCGGCAATGCGCTTGGTCAAATCAGCAAAAGACTCACCAGCACGGGCTGAAAAGTCGCCTGCAATAAAGTCTCTTGTTGCTCTTGTCAAAAGACCCTTATTGTTTGCCATCCACTCGCCTCGTGCGCCCTCAACGGCTGACTCTACAGCCTTCATCTTCGCAACACCGCGCAAGAATGAAGCAATCACTTGAGGATTGCCCGTTTCAGATGGGAAGCCAGCTAAAGCAAGCTGAATATCGCGGTCTGTTGCTGGGCCTGGTGGAAGCGACTGAATAGCCGCGCTGTTACGCAGACGGTTATATTCCTGACGTAACTCAGAAACAGCATTTTCGCTACCTGTTGATTTTTTGTACCACTCAGTAAACGAATCGAGCTTACCCCAAGCATTACCAATGTTTGTGATTCGATTGGCAAGACTGTTGAACTGTTCTTCTTGACCTTTTGCAGCCGCTGCCGCAACAAAAGCTTTGTTCATCTCAGGTTGAAGTCCAGCGGGAACTGCGTTTGCAATCTCACCGATTCTTGCGAAACGCTCAAGAACCTCTGCCTGAACCTTTGGTCCCTCAAGTTTTAACCTAGCCACTCTATCATTTATTTGGCTGTTTAGATTGTTTATATTTGCACGATCTAAATTTATTTTCGATCTATTTAATTGGTCTGCAAATCTTGCATCACTATCAGCTTTTAGCGCTTCTGCTTCTGCCTTATTAAGTGAAGCCAAAGATTTTGACCAAGCAAAAGCAGCATCAACACCAGCCGTTTCTGCTTCTGAGCGAGCCTTATCGGCTTCTGATTCAGCTTTGCGAAGTTCGACCGGAGCCTTTCCGACTTTAATTGAGTTTTCGACAATCTTTTCGCCACCAGGAAGAACAGCAAGATAAGTCCCAATGGTTGCAAATCCAGTTTTTGGATCTAATTCAATAAACCGAGCGGAGTCTTCATACATCTTTGCCTGCGCTTGATTACCGCTGTTTCGCTCGGCTTCCGCTCTCTGCTTTAAAAGATTGACAGCCTCCGGTGCTTGATTAGCCGCCAAAGCAGAAAGCACTTGACCACCGAATTTAAGTTCGCTTTGTTGCCTATCTTTATTTAATACGTCAAAAGACTGACGCACTGATTCAGCCTGTTCTTTTGGAAGCAAAAGCGAATAATTGATAAAGTCTCTAGCCGATGGATTGGGATTAGCAAGCAACTTTGCGCCTTCAGCGCGTACCAATTCAGCTTGTCGCAAAGCCTGCGCTCGTTGCTCTTGCTGGAATTGCCGCTCTTGTTGCGCTGCCTGTATGTCTGCAATTCCGGCTCCGAACTTCAAGCCGCTAATAACAGATGCAAACGGGTCTACAGGCGCTACGCCGTAATCATAAGGTGCTGGCATTATGCAGTCCCTCCTGGTAATCCAAATGTAGCTGGAATTTCTGTGGCAGACGGCAAATATGTTGATCTATCAATAATAGGCGCAGGAGTTTGTTGACCGAATATCGAACCAAAACTCGGAACCTGTCCCATACCCATTTGATAACCAACGTATTGGCCTGGGAGGTTAAACAACGAACTTATAGCCCGACCCTGTGCGATTTCCGCTCCTGCGCGAGCAGCTCCTTGTTGGCCCAGCAAACCAGTGATGCTTTCGCCTAATCCCATGCCAGCAGCCGCTTGTCTTGCAGCCGAAGCCTGACCGATACCCGTCAGATATTGTTGTACGCCAGCTCCAGCCGCTGATAAACCCCCAAGTCTTCCGTATTGGCTTTCAATCTCTCTTGCCAGCATCGCCGGACGAAACTGAGCCAATGCAGCCTGAATATTCCCGCCTCGCAACCCTCCGGTTGCAGATGCTCTCTGAAGTAACGCCTCTTCGCCCTGTCTTACTTGAGCTTGAAACGCAGGCCGCTGTTCTAGAGCAGCAATAGCCGCTTGTTCAGCCTCTGGCCCTCTTAGACCTAATAAAGCCTGTTGTTGCTCGAAAGCTCGCTCACCGGCTTGTGCGTATGGCGCAAGACCAGCTATTGCAGGACCGCCTGCTTGGACATACGGAGACAGCAGTTTTGTCATCTCATCAAACTGCCTGCGCTGCTCCTCGATACCCATTTGCGCGGCTTCTGTCTGCGCTCCAGCAGCCTTGCTCGCTGCACGCGACTGCATTGCTGAACCGACTAACTGCGATCCAGCGACAACCAGTGCTGTTGTTGGTTCAGGCATGATGAAACTCCTTGATGTAATCCTTAAAGTCTTCTCCGTAAAGGCGCATGATTTTTTCTGAGATTTCCGTGGTTTTTAACGATCCATGAGTCAGCAAAACCGCCATTAAAACTAAATCGTAATATCCTGCTCGCCACATATAGGCTCGCTCATCTGCGCGACCATCTCTTTCTGCTTGATCCGATGCCTGCCATTTTAATATAGCCATTGCCACAACAGGCAAAAGCATGTTTGCATGACGCATAAAGAACTCATTAGCAGGCAATGCAACTAATGTATTCCAAATCATCGCATCGAGGTCTTTGCGCTCAACTTCAGCCCCATCAGCATAATCATCCATCGTCTGGATGACGCTGAACATTGTCATGAGCCATTCAACTGCTGGCTCAGGCAATAAAGCCTCTAGATTTTCACGCAGGCTCATATTCTTCCCACGCCTGACACGATCTCATGTCGTGGCAAATGAAATCAAATTTCATGCAATAACCGCGATACCCAGCATCCTTATCCCAAGCGTTTACAGGAATGCGCTCCATCTTGATCTGCATATCTGGTGAGTTATCGTAATACTCACAGTTTGAACATCTACGGCGGCGAGCCTCGGCTTCATCCACTTGCATTGCCTTGGCTAAAGCCAACCAATAAGGCTTATTCGCTCCGCGCTCATTAGACGGATTCTCAGGCCCAAGCATCCAGTCCTCGATAACCATTTCTGTGTTATCTCGGTTCTCAGTGGTCGTGATGAACTTCTCATCTGGAATACCAGAGAGAATAAAGGTTGGCATCTTTGCGTCCATCATGTGATTTCCCTCCCTGATACGCGAAGCGTAAGAGCCGTCGCTGCACTTGCAATCGTGCTGATAAACGCACCTGGATCAAGTTCTTGGCCCACCAATTCAGGACACCGATAGGTCTCACCAGGAACCACAGTTCGATCATCAATAATTAAATTAGCATTGCCTGGGCTTCCACCGGATTGCACCAAATTCACGCTGAATGAACGGTTAACAGTATCCGTATTCGTAACCGTTGCCTTATCAATCAAAGCCTTGGCTGCGGTTGCCGTGTACTGTGTGGTTTGTACAGCCTGCATTTGCAGAGGCGGCACTAAAGTTTTTACGGTAACAGTCACTGGATACCTCCGATATTGTTTGCCACAGTAAGAATGATAGACGGAATGCCTGGATGTGGAGCCGCTGCCGCAACCGCTAAAAGCTCAACACTTAAATCAGTTACGGAAAACATCACTTCAATGTAATCGTTTGCTTTCAGATCAAAAAAGTAATTGAGCGCCGAAAAAATCTCTGCGTTGTTACCTTGGATTCTTATCTGGCTCGCAGAATCAGGAACATCAACACCGTTCACACGAAACCAGATGTAAAACGCTTCAGCGCCGCCCGTTGTTTTATCTAACTGGATTGAAATCTGTACATTGTAAATCCCTTCCGTATCAACATAAACCCTTGATGTCGGAGTGCCAAGATATACACCGTGACTTAGGTCGGTTGTGTTGAAAGTGATCGCCGTCGCTGTATTGATGACCGCCGCCGTTTGTGTAGTCGTGTCATAAAACGACCCGTAACGGCTGCGCTTAAACTCTCGTGGAGGCGGCGCCATTTGTAAACCCTCTACAGCCACCGAAAGTCTTTCAAGCAATGCCAAGGCTTGATTCGCTTTGTTCTCTGCGGATGCAATATTGACAGAGGTTTCTTGCGCTAATTGTGCAATCTGGTCTAAGGCCTGAGTTGCTTTTACATCGCTTATTGAACAGTGGATCGCAGCATCTTGGGCAAGTGCTGCGATCATGCCTAGAGCCTGAACTGCCTTTTGATCCGCATTTCCTGCGGCAATCGTAGTGGCCTGCACCACGTCAGGGGCTATGTCACCAACAACCGCAAACAGGTTCTCGAATTGTTTTATCTGCTCGAAATCATCTAAAAACGCTGCAAGCTGATCTCTTGTTAACCCAAGCGGAGGAACTGGTCGGACCATCTCATGCCGCCAGTGGCTCGATCTGAGCCTCTAATCGAGCAATAGAGATATGCGCGTCTGTATCGCCTCTGAATCGCTGGATACGCCAATTTCTCATATTGCCCATCTGAAACCATGTGATCCGCTTTTGCGTCGCTCCGGTGGTTCCTACGCTCGTAAACCTATCTTGGCTCCACGACATTCCGTCTTTGGAATACGACGTAGAGATTTGCGGATTAAGTCCGACTTGTACGCGACCCGTAAGACTGACCAACTCCATCTGGTGGAAGATCGCGCCTAGACTTTGGTTGTAGACGATGATTGTTGAGAACTCCCAACGTACTTTCTGGCCCCAATGACTTCCGATGGTGTTATCAAAGTACCCAATGCTTGATGATTGTGGATCTCCAACGAGCCATTTGTCGTATGCCCAGACGAAATTTCGCGCACGATACTCAGAAAATCCGACGACCGTACTCGTGAGCGTGAACCAGACCAACGATTTGAGTTCTCTCGATGCTTGTTCATCAAACACAATCGTTCTATCGGGCAGATGGACATAGAGGTGTTGATGCGCTCTGTCATTTCGAGCCTCTAGTATTACCAAGGCAAGCTGCGCCTCGGTATAAGTCAGCAAGAGCATGTCGATCTCCTGCGAGCTGATCTTTTCAGTCGTTGCGTTTGCTGCCAAATAAATACCAGGTGCTTCGTTTCTTCCTGATCCTAAAAACGCAATCCTTTGCACAAACTCGCAGCAAGCAAAAGTTCCGACCACGCCCTTCTGAATCTGCGCTCCGTCGATCCGTTGAAACGGGAAGAACTCACCGCCGACATTATCAAAAACCTCGATAGTGTTTCTATTCAGCGCATAAACTTCATTGCGAAGTTTGATGAGCGCAACCACCGGATCAGGGTCAACTTCGGATGATCCGTATTTCAGAGGATTAACCTGAGTCGGATCAGATAACTCCGTAACAACCAAACTTGTTCCATCGGTCGTCATAAAATAACCGTCAATCCAGCACATATCCAAAACAATACCAAGATCAGGGTCAGTAACTTGTGTGAGCACTCCGTTCCAATAATAGAGCCTTGTTCCTGAAACAATCGCCAAACGATCAAAACTATAGTCAAAAGTCACTAACGTATTTGTTGGTCCACCAACATCGCCAAGAATCGTGATGGCTCCATTGGATGCCACAATCACCAATTTAGTTCCCATGACGCGATAACAGATACCATTCCAGTTGATGCCACCACGATCAACGCCTGGGCCTGTGCCGTTCGCCACAATGCCATCCGCAGGGCGAAGATACTCTGAGCTGATCCCAGAGCCTTTCGGCGTTGGAACTAAATTGACCGGATAGGCCGTGCGTATATCTGGGCCGTTATCGGTGTAGATTCCCGAAAGAATAGGGATTTGCATTTACCACTTTTCCTTCGCCGCCCAAAATGCTGCGCTTAACTTACCTTTGGCGATATTTTTAGCGTGACGAGCCATGAATGACTTTCTTCTTGCTGTGTCCGCTTTAGACTCGCCTTCACGTTTTGGTGAGCCTGTTACACCTTGCTGACCGAAGCGAATCGTCTTGATCTCGTCTCCAACCTTAGCCACTACGACATGACTTTTAGTAGGATGGCTCGGTGTTTTCTTCGGCTTGTTGTAGCCAGTGACACCAGCACGCGCAAGCCTTGGGTCTTTCATAGCCCTAAAAGTTTCTTAAAGAAGATTGCAGCCGCACCAGGGCCAAGCAAGACAGCAAACATCACCGCATAAAGAATGTACTCAAGCCGCTTCATCTTTGCAGAGCCATCATCAAAACGATTTTCGACACGCTGGAACGATTCCTCAATTGACTTATATCTTTCAGCGCAAACCGCTTCGTGAACCGATAATCGCGTGTCGACATCGATCATTTTATAGCCCCTGACCTGGAGTGATGTATACATCAGCCGCAGCAGCGGCATAACCAGTAAACCAAGCATTGTTGTTCAACCTTAAAACCTCAACAGCACCAGGAACCAGCACAATCGTATTTTGAGGCGTGCCTACAACGATTGTTGCCGCCCTTGCGGTTGCTTGAGCTGCTGTTGCGCCAACACCTAAAAACACTGTCTCGGCAGAATTGTTGATAATTCGATACTGCCCATATCCCTGTGTTGTCTCGTCTACCAGAACCTGAACAGGGGAAGGAGGGGCTACGTTCGCAACGATTAGAGATGTCGGGCCTAGCGGCTGAAATGCAAATTGTGAGGCTGCGTTACTCATTTTTAATCCTTAAGCGATGGTCTCGCCTTGCGGGTTGAATGCGATTTGACTGTTCGTTGTCATGATTTTCTCCTGTGTGAATTACTTCTGCCAAGGCGTGCCAGTTACAACTGAAGGCGCTTTGAGTTCAGAGAGTTGATTGGTGAGTTTGGTTTGCAGAGCTTGCAGATCAATGACACCAGCAACCCACTGCCCTGCAAGTTGTGGAGTGATGTCCTCGAAAGAAACAAAGTCCGGGTCTGACGGGTCTTTGAATGGGACATCTACAACACCAGAGTCGTCAGCCTGCAAGGATTCATCTTTGACAAATGCAAACCATGAAATGGTCTTCACCATTCCAGTCTTCGCATCTCGTTGCATGTCTGTAATTTTCAGTTCCATTGTCTTCTCCTTATGACAGCTTCACATATGCGTGCATGATCATGAGCTTGGTGTAGCGCAAATCTTTTGTCGATGCTGCACGAACTCCAAGCTGGAAAACTGCAGGCACGTTGTCATCGGTCGTTTTCAATGCTTGCCAAGGTCCAACAATCACATATCGTTGTCCCCAGAAGTTGTGATAGTAAGATGTCCTGAACTGCCAATCAGTCCATGTGCCACCATTGTTGATCGACTGGCGCATCAAGACAGCAGTTGCACTGGCGTCTCCAGTTGTTGCTTCATCGCCAACAATGATGATGCGCACTGCAGTGCTGTAGCCAGTTGGGCACTGACGCAAAACAGAAGATGCATATTCAGCCTGGATGCTGGATTCGGTGCGAACAATGCCTACGTTGGCAAGTGTGATATCTGTGCCAGCAGCGAGCGTCAGCGCATTGTTTGGGTTGCTGGTCGCCACAGCAAGAGACGCTGCGTCAGCGTCTTTGACCGTCATCACGCTGATCGGATAAAAAACGTCGAACGAGCTGCCAACAGAGCCGTCTCGTTTGTAGCTGGATGCCAGCGACAAAGGCGAGTCAGGCGTGGCTGTGTTCAGACCGTTCTTCGAGCCAAGCTGTGTGGCACCAGTTCCATTGGGTGCAATGATCACATTGCCATTGGTGTTGGTGCTGCTGATCGTGTTGCCATTGATGTTGAGGTTGTCGACCTGGGCCTCTGTCACTGGAGAGTTCGTGCCAAGAGTCACTGCATCAATGGCACCACCATCAATGTCTACTTTCGGCAGGTTGACTTCACCAGTGCCCTTTGGCGTGATGTCGATGTCAATGTTGGCATCGATGCCATCTGCCACGATGTCGTTGTTGCTGATCGTCAGGCCAGCAACAGTATTGCTGGTCTCATAAGTAGGACCAGATGCAGTGCCGGTGAACGTCAAATTCACGCCATTGAGGTCTGCACCACCTTCGACGCGCTGCCAGGCGCTTCCATTGAAAACAGCCCAGTCACCGACACCCCAGTTGCTGATGCCATCCAGGGCCGTGTTGCCTGCGACACTGACGACATAGTAGTCGCCCTTGGTGCCCACACCAGACGCCAGCGTAGGCGTGTTGGTGCTGGCATTCCAGGTGCCTTTGTAGTTCAGAGCGCCGATGGCGTTCGTGATTGAGGAAACGGTTTTTAACATTTTGGACTCCTTACGCGCCAGGCAGTTTTGGCCACACCACTTGATCTGGCGATGTGTATGTCTTCGTCAGATCGCGCAGCTCTTGTCGATAGGTTTGCCATGCCTGCTTTTGTGCATCACTCAAAGGCGCATCCACAGCTTGCGTCCAGTCACAAAGACCGAGCAGTCGGTTGCGCTCGGCACGAATGCCAGCTATCGGATCATCGATTTTGTGAATCAAATATGAGGCATCTTCGCTTTGCACAACAACAGTGGACGTGACGCCAGAGTTGAGCATGTCAAGCATTTTTGCTTCGGGCAGTTTTTTCTCTTCCATTTTTATCTCCTTACAGTACGCGAATGCCGCCAAGAACCTGGATCGGGCTGGCCACTGAGAAACCAGAAAGCACAATCCTGTAGAAGCCTGCATTGTTGGATGCAACTACAGTTTGAGCATTGGCGTCATCTCGATAGACAGTCGTTCCAAGAATCCAGCCAGACAGTCTGCGTGTCGTCGTGTTGTCCAAAACAGTCAGGTCAAACCTGATGCCTGCCTCGTACTGGTCGTAGTTGATTTTCGTATCAATCGTCGCATCGCCCAAAACACTAAGCACGTCTTGTGTGCAGTACGGAAGCAAATAAGTGAGCTTGCTGCTTCCCTTGAAATGTCGAGGAACGATCAGACCGTTGCCGCCAATGTAGTTTTCAGCAAGACCGTAGCGCACATTGGATGGGCCGCTGGCAGCAACATAGCGAGTCTCTTGGACGTGAACCACAACAGATGCGTTCAGATTCCAGTTGGCTGGAATGGTGTTGCTCGCATACTCGACTGGAGCATTGACTTCTCCAGATGCCCTCGGAGGCCAGATGTGGAACTGGTTCAGACCTTCGCTGGCGTCGATCGAGCCGCCGCTGTAGTTGAACATGTTCTTGCCGAACTCACCGCTGCGCCAAGTTTCTGCGTACAGCAAGTCAGCAGATGTGCACCAGAAGCCATCGATGGTTAGGCAGTCTTTGCCATTGCCGTCGCTCACCTCGATGTCGCGGTCGTTGCCTTCCAGGTACCAGCCGTAAAACAAAGCGCCGTACACAGCACCAGTGATCACAAGACCCTTGCGGCACGACTCGGCAGAGTTGTTTGCCGACATCAATCCAGACATGCCAGAAGCAAAGTAGAAGCCTGTCTTGCCGCGCACCACGCTGTTGCCGTCGATGTTCTGGACGTTTACAAAACCAGCGAAACGATACACCGCATCTTCATCTGTGTAGTCTCCTGGATTGTTGTACGTCAGAGCAGAGCCACCACGGTTGTTCACGAAGTCCCCGTAGAAGCTGCGCTCTGCATTGATGAACGTCACAAGATCGTATCCAGAGCAGTTCTGAACTCGGCAACCTTCCAAGAAGTTGTACAGCTTGAGAGCTGTGTGGCAGTTCTGGAAGTAGAAGCCCTCAATGATTTGACCATAGTGCAAGTACGACTCTGGGAATCCCCAGTTGGTGGAAGCGCCTGTGGAGTAGGTTTGTGCCCCTGTCTCAAAGATGACGCCGGAGCCTTCTCCGGCACCTTTGATCGTTGCGCCATAGCCTGTCATGATCAGACCACCGCTGCGTCCACCACCGCTGCGCGGGATGAACACGGTGGATGGAACATAGTAAGTTCCAGGAGGGAAATACAACTGACACTGTTTTCCCAACGAAAAAGCATAGTCCAGAGCCAGTCGGATTTTTGCAGAAACGTCAACCAGACCAGCGTTGGACTGAACATCTGTGATTTCTGCAGCAGTCATGAAGTCGAAGACGCTGATTGTCTGGCGCATCTTCTGTTGCGCATTGGTCTCTTGTGCGCCTGTTCCGGCTGGGTCATAGATCACTTCGCTGGCGTTCATGCTGCTGAGCACGACATTGTTGTAACGCTCAGTTGCAGACGGTGCGCTGTAGACGGCGCTTCCGTTTTTGTTCATCACGCGGATGCTGTAGTCGCTGTTGACGTATAGGCGTGCAGGCGTGCCGCTGTTGGCCGGATAACCAGCCAGAGTTCGAATCGGCTGGCCTGCAGGAATCGTCAGAGCAGCGTCCCAGAAGACGTTGATGGGGTTGACCTGAGGGTCAAGATTGGCAGTTCCAATCCAGATGTAGCCGTCTTCCAAGGGCTGACCATCGATATCCGTAAAAATCGGATAAGTTGGCTGAATTGAAAGTGCGCTCATTGTCTTGCCTCTATTTCCATAGGGTTATTTTGATATCCATATCGGACTTGATACCACAAATAGGTTAGATAAAAGTTAACCAAACCCATTTTTTTATATTGTTCCCAATGCACTAATTCGTGCTTATATAAAGCAGATTTTTCGTCCCATTGGTTTACAAAAAACACACCAATCGGTGGCAAAGTAATCGCTAAAAAGCCAAACTTTTTAAGCAGCCAAGCAAACCATCGCGGTGCAATATAGGGTTTCATTTTATGCAATCCGATACCATGAATTAGTCGCCTGATAAAAACGAATGCGAAACTGATCGCCAGCAGCTAATGCGCTTAATCCGTTTCCATAAACAGCCGTCGCTCCATTTAGACCAAGCGTAAACGCTACGATCTGCTGCGTTGTTGTAACTAAAACCTCTGTTCCATCTGGTGTCGATGTATTCAGCGGAAGCGTTACAGTCCCCGTTGCTAACCCAGTTGCTGGTTGCAATAAAATCCACTGTTGTTGCGAAACGGGCGTTGGCACAGCGATATTAAAACCAGTGCCTGGTGTGTATAAGTTCGTTGCTAACGTCGGAGCCGCAAATGTCTGCTGAAAATAAGCAAGCAGCGCAGAAACCGGAAGTCTCCTAGAGTCTCCGTTATTAGGCGTGAACAGCACAAACTGATCGCCAGCAGAGACCTGAGAAAGCAAGGGAAGTTGATTGATATATGGCATAGCAGCCTCAGTAATATCGATTTGTCATGATTGGCAACAGCGGACCCTCTGGCCCTGTTAACACTGGATCAACCGGAGGAGCAACAAACGGATCATCAACGCGCCAAGGTTTATTGCCGGCTCCAGCGGGCATAGTGGCAGGAAGTTGTTTCTCAAGCGGATAAGCGGCTCTTTGGAGTAATACATCGAACGCAGCCTTTGCCGCCGCCTTTGTTTCTGCCGCTACAGCCTTGCCAAATGCAGGGCCGATCCTGATACCCAAATTGGTATAAATCGCCTCATTCGCGGAATCAGGCACGAACGTCTCTTCATCAAGATCCGAGTTTTGTGGATAGACCGGCAGCGGATAACCAAGCCTGATGCCCATGCCGTTCCATGTCGCCATCATCGAATCGAGACGGCGCAAAGCAGATTGGAGTTGCTCTGGCGTTAGATCAAAAACGTATGAGGCAAGACCAATCTCCTCAAACGCTTGAATGACAAACTGTCGCTTAGTCCACGCCATGCCCCAGCTCCTCGCTAATCATTTGCAGCAACCTCTTATCAGATGTTCTGCCATCGAACTTGATTTTAAGCGAGTTTGCTTTCTCTTCAAGTTCTTGCCGAGTCGGTGGAGCGTTGTCTGCGGGAGCGCGAGGCTTAAGCGCCTCAGCCTTAGTCAAAAACCAGCCTTCAGATAAAGCCTTGTCAAGCTCGGCTTCATCATAAACTGATTTTAATCCCCAAGATGGCCCATTCTTCCCGCGACGGTATCGGCCTGGAGACTTAAAAACATGGCGTGGATAGATCATGTGTATTTCGCTGTTTTCTTTGCAATTTTAACAGGTTGTTTCACCGTTTTGCCAACACCACCACCAGCTCGTTTTGCTCGCGTGGTTGCTGCGTATTCTGCAGGACTTAGAGCCTTTATCGCCTTAGCAGGCAGATAACGCTCTCCGGTCTCTTTGCTTGGCTTGCCAGACTTCGTGCGCCAATCTTGTTTTGTCCACTGTGTAAGTGCGTTAGAAGGCGATTTCTCGCCTTTGTATCCACCGCCTTTTTCTTTGTAAATCTTTACCGCTAATTGCATGGCCCTTGCAGAATGCCCACCCATTTTAGAAACCGCCTGCTTCTTTGCGGCCTCCCAAAGTTTGGGCTTAGTCTTTATGGCCTCACTCATTACATCTTTTTCTTGGCTGACTTTGGAGCTTTAGAAGGCTTGCCTGCTTTCATCGCAGCTTCACGCGCTACGTTAAGAGCAATTGCAACGGCTTGCTTTTTAGGACGGCCTGCTTTCTCTTCCATCTTGATGTTCTCGCCGATACTTGTGCGAGAGTAACCTTTCTTGAGCGGCATGTCTCTTTCCTTAAAAAAGCCTGGGTTTCCCCAGGCCTTAGACTTACGTACGATAGGTTGTAAATGTCGCCGCAGCGGTTTTGACCGTCAGGAACGAGCCAGAGGTCGTCGTTGCAACAGCACCCGCACCTGAAAGCGTATTGCCAGAGCCTGCCGAGCTTACAGTCGCCGTGTTCGGGCCTGTATTCACAACAGTCCACTGGATTGCATCGCCAACATTCAACTCAAGCGCAGCATCCAAGGTCGCGCCCGTAGGCAGAACCAAAGCAACAGCGGCAGCAGTTGTCGTGGTGATAACGCCGTCCAGAATCGCGCCGATCATCGCAGCATCGGTCGCAGCGGCTGTGGTGTTCAGAGCCACAGCAGCTGTGCCAGCACGAACGCCTGTCAACTCAGGAATCGTTGGATCTGTTCCTGCGTTGTAAAGCAATGCCGTAGCGCCTGCGCTGAACTGAATGGTTGCGCCTGAAGCAAACGGACCGTAAACGGTGATCGTATTGCCAGAAGGCGTACCAAGCAGATCCTGCTGATACGGGAAGTTGGGGAAGCCAACAAGCTGATAAACCTGGGCTTCAGCGATAGTCGCAACCGCAATGCTCTGACCAGCGGTCAGGGTTACGGTTGCATCGCCAAACGGATAAACAATCTGAGACATTTTTTAATCCTTTCCAATTATGGCTGGTTGAACAGGATGATCCCGCTCATCTCAGGCTGCTTGTTGACCACACCGAACAAGGTGTCAAGACGGAACTTGATCTTCATCGTGTTGATGTCGTAGAACTTCTGCATCACTAACTCGATGCCCTGATCGGTCGTGCCGCGCATTACCGCAGTGCCAGCATCCGAAGGAACAGCAAAACGTCCAGGGAGGATCTCCAGAGCGTCTTTCTGCCAGAACGGATTGATCGCCGAATCACCTGTATTGATGTAGTTGATAGCGGCAGTTGCAGAAGGCGTAACCTCTACGTTCTGATACTGAGCCGAAGCATCGCTACCATCAAGACCTGAAATGATCGGAGGCGAAATCACTAACGACGTTGCGCTGAGAACCTGGATCACACGGAAGGTCTTGGGCTGACCCGTTGACTGCTTCGTGATGTGGTGAACAGCATCAACACCGTCGATGGTAAAGCAGTCGCCTGCAACCACGCCCGTCGTATTACTGACGGTCACGGTCTGGAAGCGGTTATCGACGTTTGAAACTTCACCCGTTGCTGCAACCGAAGTGGCTTGCGGAACGTAGTTGTTACCACCAGCCAAAGTCGTGTTGATCGTATCACCAGCTCCAGCAGCCGCAGCAATACGATTTGCATAATCAAGCTTATAAGTCTCGAAGTTTGCAACGCGACCAACATAAGCACGCTCGTAAGCGATATTGGTTTTGTTGCCTGCAAACGAACGCTGTGCGATACCAACAGCAGCGGCAGTCGCGCCTTGGAGGTTCGATGCCATGTTGTTGTAATCACGGCTCGAAAGCGCAGCGTAGCGGTCAAACATCTGAACGCCTTGCTCGTTCATGATCGCATCAGCTTCTGCAAGATCATCGAAACCCGTTGCAGATCCGGTGCGAGTTACAACCAGCGTACCCTGTGCAGCAGCAACATTCATGATCTGGATGTTGATGTCTGAAGCAAGTTTCTGCTTTGCGGCTTCGCCAAGACGCTGCTCTTGGAGTGCGTCGCGCAGTTCGATTGCGGACATGATCCAAGGCACGGAACGGTTGAAACCAATCGTTGAAGGCACGGATAACTGTGTGTAGTCCTTGAAGTTTCCGGTCATGTCGAGGGTAAACGAACCGCCGAAAGACTGAGAAATGTAAGGCTGCGGTCTCCACACGACGTTGTTAGTCCGCTCCATCATAGTTTGGTCTGTGTTGTAAATCGATACGTTGCGCGATAGCACAAGCGCATCGTTGAAGCCTTCGAGGATGTCCTCGAAAGCAACGATTTCCTCTTTACTAAATGCGTTAGACACTTTAAAGCTCCTTTAAGTTTTTTGCCGAAGCTGCTGCTTATATTTGAAGACCTTGCTCATATCGCCGGTCCTTGCAGCCTCTTCACGCAGACGATCCAATGTTGAGTCCACCGACCCACTGACAGGCCCAGTTCCACTTACGGTCTTCATCACAGGCGGCGGTGTTTTACGATTTACTTTCAATTGCGTCTCCAATTTGGCGACGGCAAATGCAAACTTCACAGGGTCTGAAATTGCTGCGAGTTCCTTTGCCTTCTTCGGGTTCTTTCCTAATGCGTACACAACTAATGCTGGATTCTCACATCCCGCGATCAACACGCCTTGCTGTGTGACCGAAAGCATTTCCTGTGCTATTGCCTCTGCGTCCTCATAATCGTTGACACGGAGCGTGGTTTTCGATTCGTCGTAGGTTCTTAGCTTGTCTGCCCACGCTTTGTGCTGGCTCTCTTCCTCAGCTCTTCGTGCGGCGTTTATTCGCTCGACCTCATCACGCTTTCGATACCAATCCTCTAGCGCAGTTTCAAACTTATCAGCATCGTAGTCATAATCACTTAGTGTCGGTTTCTGACCTAAAGCAACTGGTTTTGGCTCAGTCGTCTTTAATCGATCTTCCAACTCTCGGTTCTTGCGCTGCAATTCCCGATGTGATTTACGCAGTTCTCTAACCCAATCTGGCGCTCGGTTTTCCTCCGGAGGTGGCGATTCCTCCCCAATCGTAACCGTAACCTCTTCTTGTATTTGCTCTTCAACTTGAGGAGCTTCTGTTTCAAGAACCGGTTCTTCTACAATCGGCGCTACTGCCTCTTCACTCATTTAAACCCCTTCTCACGACATCGGCTGCGTGGTTGCCATTTCAGGCGACATCATACTCTGAATCGCCCGTATATTGTCAATATCCTTTCCTGTAGTTTCAGCTTCGGTTTTCGCAAGAGTTTCTATTGTTCTTGCCTGCGATAAATCCGCATCCGCTAAAACCTTGATCGTATCTGCTCGTGCTCTTGCGGCTTTGGCCTGCGCCTCTTCAGCAGCAGCGGCTAAGAATATCGAGTTCGGATCTTGGCCTTTACCTTGTAACTCGGCCATGAGTTCTTGCATTTCTTCATCTGTTGGTTTTACAACACCGAGGCGAACAAGTTTCTTGCGGAAGAAATCTCTGACTTCAGTAATTCCTTCGCCTTCCATATTCATCATCGCCATCGCTTGGAGAACTTGTTGCGTTTCAGGATCAGACGTGATTGCCATCATCCCAGTGAGCGCACGAACCGTCGCAGCCCGACGCGAACTCGACGAAGGCCCCACGTCAACCGCCACATCAAACTCCGCTTTCGAAAGATCATTTTCCATCTCCACCGCGCCAGTAGGCGACAAAACGGGTTTAGAAAGCTGAATCATCTCCATCTCGCCCTGCGAGCCAAGGCCCTTCATCTTGCGGCCTTCTTCGACATAAACATCTTTTGCCATAGAAAGCCAAATTTCGCCGCATCTGCGAATCGCTTTTGACATATTCGACATATAAATAAACGTCTGCATGTCCATGCGAGTCTGAATCATCTCGACGGCTTTGCCGGATATATTCGAGACCATCTTATCGGCTTGCTGTTGGTTGCCGAGAATATCTGCCATATCCTGCTCAGTCACTTGCATCAACCCAGCTAGTGCCGGAGGAATTGCAGCAGACCTCGTATAAGCCAAAGGCCCAGCGGCTTGCACCTGACCATTCGCATCCGTAAGCGGATTCAAAAGCAAGTAAGGATAATTCCTGAGATTATCCTCGGCCCACATCACTTGGTGACCAGCGACCTGTTCAGGCATCACAATTGGCTTTTCAATACTTGAATATGCGCTGATCTCTCCGAGTTTCGAGAGCTGCATATTCTTGAGTCTTTGCGCGTCTTTAGCCAATCTCACATGGCCCATACAACGCTCGACGTTGTCAATGAACCATCTCTTTCCGTAAACAGGAACCACCGGAATGCAGCGGCCTGGAATCCGTCCCAAGTCCTCAAGAATCCGTGAGCCGGACATAATATAAGCGTGGACTGTTTTCTTTCTGACCCGCTTTTGCCTTACCTCACGGCTGCCAATCGCAATAAGTCTTGTCTCTAATTCTTCGTCTTGCAGAAAGTCGGATTGTGTATATCTCTCTTCATCGCCTGCAATGGTTTCGAATATTCTGATCGTTTCGGTTTTATCCTCGACGCGATAATACTCAGCAACATAAACAACATCCGGCGTAGCCCAATCAAACTCGTACTGATGGATTTCTTTAGGCCAGGTCGCAGGGTCATCGCCGTATTGATCCTGGTACGCATCGCGTGACATCGCTGTTATGACAAAGCAACGCTTGGCATCGGCCTTGTCTTGTCGTTTAGCATTCAGGTCGAAGAATACGGAAGAGTCAGCATCGAAGATCGGCTCCATCGCAATTCGCTGCCGCTCGTCTTCGTTGTCCTCTTCGTTCACATAAGTCGTTTTAAGCCGCCAAGCCCCGAACCCACCACCGACCGCTTCCTCGAAAGCATTGTCGTATGCTTCTTCAGCTCCTGAGTCTTGCTCATCTGCGCGGTATAACTTATCGCAAGTGTCTGCAAGTTTGTCGTCTCTGGTTCCGTCTTTGCTGACGAAATCCACCGTGATTCGGTTATTTCGGTATTCGTTCACAATCCGCATGACAGCCAACATGATCTTGTTGACCTCGAACTTCGGCTTGTTTGCGTATTGGTCTCGCAGCGGCCCTTCCCACTGCGCTCCTGAGATGGAGTAAAACCGTCGGTCTTGCAGGCACTGAAGGCGCTCGTCCCTGAGTGCCTCTTGGATTTTATCGAACTCTGCCAGCGCCTCGCCGTGGATTCGCCGCAGTCGTTCTTCTAAAGTTTCTCGCGCCATTTGCTCACCATTTGTTTGTGACGGGCAGAACATCGACCATGACGGGCTTAGTCTTTTGCACTCTTCTCACGCCCTCGCAAGCGTATCTGAGCGCGTCAATCACATGATTGTTTCTGTCATCCAGCCGAGGCGTTACCTTTTGCGTCAGTGGATCGATTTTATACGAATAATGGGTTAATTCGTCAATCGTGTGCTGACACCTCGGATGCACAATAATCTCAAACGATTTCAGCCACTCAACGCCTTCCTCAACTGAGTTCGGGCCTTTGACTGCAGGCATGATTTTCTGAAAGCCGTTTCGCCTCATATAACTGATCGTCTCAGGTCTGCTTGAGTCAGCAACGATAGGCCATTTTTCAGACTCAGGAACCGTTAAAAATAAACTCGGCGTGTCGGTAATCTCGCAACCAACCATATACGCCTCGTAATCCACGTAGAGCTTTCGGCCTGTGATATGACAGCGAATCAAAACCGTTGGGTCAATCGCAAATCCCCAATCCGCTCCGAGTCTGTGAACCGCATCATCTGGCGTATCAAACTCCTCGATCCTCCAGTTTTTGAAGACCCTCGATGAGCTGTTCGCCACATAACCGCCTCGCCAAACATGTGCGTACTTGTCTGGATCTCTGCCTCGGTCGTATTCCATTTCGTGCTTAAGCACATCAGGAAACCACGGATTGTCTTCAAAGTTCACTTCCACCACAATCGCATCCGGTGGTGGGTTCTCGCCTCTCAGTAAATAGTTCACCGGATCGCTAATATGGTTCGGATTCCATGTGAACCAAAGTTCCGACCCAGGCTTGCGGATCGTCGGCCTTAGCAGATCCAAAGACCTTTGGCTTAGACTCTGAGCCTCTTCGACCCAAGCCCTGTCGTAGCCTTCTAAAGACTTTATGCTGTCAGCCGTGTGATTCTGCATACCTTGGAAAATAATCGCGCCATCGCCTTTCTTGGACTTGATGACGGCTTCCTGCACCTCGAAATAAGCACCGGCATTCATCGCCTCGATCTTCAGCTCAAGCAGGCGTTTCACTGATTGCGAAAGCGATTTCTGAACTTCTCGCACACAGACGGATCTGCTGGACGGATTTAGAAGATGCTCTTCGACCATCAGCTCTGCAAAGAAATGGCTCTTTCCAGAGCCACGGCCTCCGAAGGCTCCCTTATATCGAGCAGGCTTGAGTAACGGAGCCGCCCATCTTGGCGTTTCAATCCTTAATGTTGTTTGCGCCAACGATTACTCGCTCGATCTTTTTGAACTCAATGGGCATACCATCGATGCCGCTATGCTCGTGACGCTGCACTTCCTTCCAGCCCATTTGACACTTTGACCACCAGATTTGAGCGGTCGTATCGCCTGCCATAGCCTTTTGGAAGATTCCCTTGCCGACTTGAGCGTTTGCTTTAGCCTTGCCATTCAGCAGTTCGGCAGAAAACTTATCGCGCAGCGTATCAACGTGAATGCCATCTCGAACTAGTGCCGCAATCTGCTCAAACGGCACGCCATAGCCAGATAACGCTTCTACTTGTTTGCGCTCTGAATCTGTCGGCTCAAACGGCTTGCGACCAGCACCAGCTCGTGCGCCACCGTAGTTTCTAGACTCCGTTGCCTCTTTTTTAGGCGCTCGGGTTGATTTTTCAGGATCTGATTTCTTTGTTGTCATTCATAACCTCCGCGAAAGGTTTTCCAGTTTCTGCGTGTATTGCTATTTTACCCGTAAAGTCTTGCCATCGCTTGACGATGACATCGCAGTATTTTGGGTCTAGTTCCATCATTCGACAAGACCGACCTGTTTTTTCGCAGGCAATCAAAGTGCTGCCGCTGCCGCCAAAAAGATCAATCACGATGTCATCGCTTTTGCTTGAGTTATGCAGCGCCTTTTCAATTAAAGCGACCGGTTTTGGTGTTGTGTGGCCAACAACTCTTTCTTTATCAAACCTCCAAACACTTACTTGTTTTCTATCGCCATAAAAAGCGTGAGATCCGTTATTCATCCATCCGTACAAACAAGGCTCGTGTTGACTTTGATAGTCGGTTCTTGAAAGTGTCAAACTATTTTTAGCCCAAATAATCATGCTACTAAAATGAAAAAACTCTCTAAACACCAAATGAAAAATATCGGCGCATTTATCTGAATGGAATACATAACATGACGCACCTGATTTGCAAGCGGTCACATAATTTGCAAACGCTTGTCTTAGCAAATCTTCAAGGCCTGATCGCTCATCATTATTAATTCCTTTGTAATCAACCCCATAAGGTGGATCTGTAAACACCATATCTGCCTTTTGTCCCTGCATTAACTTATCAACCGCATCCACGCTTGTACTATCGCCGCACATAAGCCTATGCTTGCCTAGTATCCAGATGTCTCCAGGCACAGTTCTCGCATTCTCAGGAATCGGAGGCACATCATCTGGATCAGTCAACCCTTCCGTTCCAACTGGCGCAAGCAACTCTTTTATCTCATCTAACTCAAATCCAGTGAGCTCGAGGTCAAAACCAAGTTCCTGCAAATCAGCAAACTCAACCTTCAGCATTTCAGTATCCCAGCCCGAATTGAGTGCAAGCCGATTGTCTGCAATCACATACGCTCGCTTTTGCGCTTCCGTAAGATGCTCGAGTCGAATACATGGAACTTCGCCTAATCCAAGCTTGCGAGCGGCAAGCACTCGTCCGTGGCCGGCAATGATTCCCCCACCCCCATCTATCAGAACCGGATTCGTAAACCCAAACTCTTTGATGCTGGCAGCAATTTGAGCAACTTGAGCATCTGAATGTGTCCTGCTGTTTCGAGCGTACGGAATCAGATTATCAATCGCCAGCTGCTCAATCTTCTCGGCTGCATGATGTTTCTTCATGCTTACTTCCTGCTAATAACCGCAAGTAATTCCTCTGCCTGCAATCTCAACTCCACAGACAGCTTATGCAAATCCTTGCTCATATTCACTAATTCTAACGCTCTTGCCTCAATCTCGCTTGTTTGCTGCGCTTTTAGAATCACGTCATCAGCCATTGATTTTACCGCGAGAATATTAAGATTCATGCTGTTCCTTTACAAGTCTTTGTATTTCTCGGTCCACATACCATCTTGCTTTCCGCAAGTCCTCTATTTCTTTACCCTTCAGACTTGCTCGCCAAATGTATTTGGTAGCATTTCCTAAATTGAAATTCATGTGCTCTGTGATTTCAATACATTCAACACCAGACGGATGACTTGTGTAGTGTTTTGGATGGTTTACGCTGTCCATGATTTCCTTGTGTCGGTTTTATCTGACCGCTTATCTGTTACAAACGGCGCAGTATGATTGCTCGTCAGCTTCTCCGAAATCTGCCACTCCAGTTCTTTCAGCAGCTCTTCAATCGTGTCGCCGTGGCCTGTTGCGTAACCGCGCTCCATCATCCATGCGGCGACTTTCTCACGCTCTGCTGCTGCTACAAGTGCGGCGAAACGTACTAGGCTTTCTTCTTTTCTTCGCATCTGCCACGTTTCAATTGTCGGGCCGATGTCTATTGGCAGCAGCCCCGCCTCTCTCGCCATCTTGATAATGTCGTCTCGTGTCATTTCAACCTCTCCTTCAGTGCGTCTCTTAGTTCTCGATAAGCATCGTCGTTGCCACGCTGTGCCTCGTACTCCAAAGCATCTAAGGATTGCCTCAGCAGCTCTGTATCCTCGTTATACCTGTCATCAAAAGCCTTCACCGTGTCCCAATCTGGTTTGAAGTCATTCATCCCTGTACTTTTCTCGTAGTCCTCAAAGCACTCTGCGGAGTGAAGGTTTGGGTTGGTGCTTCCGCAGTTACGCCCAGCGCATGGCTTCATGTTGTGGTCGCCGCTCATGCTTGCCTCACTGTTTGCGCGGCGTTCATGCCGCTGAGAAAGATTGCTGCCAGAGCCTTAGACAACGGCTGTCCTGCATTGCTCATGCTGGTGAAGATGTCGAGCGCTTCCTGCTCGACCATCATGCGAACGTCATCCGGCAAACGTGTTGACTCCAGACCTTTTGGCTGGACTCGTTTGCCCACACGGCTGCGATGCGGTGCTTGGAGCGCGGTCATTTCACATTCCTCCGACTCTATAACCGGCCAAAAAGCACATTAGCCCAATCAGAATTATCGTTGCCCAATGTAATTCAATCATTTCTTCAACTCCCGAATCGAATCGGCAAGCGAGTCATTGCCCTCACCTGAGGCGTACCGAGCGGCCTCCTCCAACGCAGCATTCCAGACACCAATAGCTAATGCGGTATAAGCGTTATGCGGGCCTTTAGCGCATACGTCCATATCGAGGTCAACCAGCTTTAAGTTCTTGTCAATTTTGGCCCAAGCGGTATTCCCTTGACCGTAAATCACGCTGTGCGGCTCATAAGCTGACGGGCTAATCAACAATTGAGTGGGTTTGTCATACCGAAAAACTATGTTGTCTTTTTGATTCATGTTGTGATCGCCGCTCTTTTCTGACATAGCTTGGCGTAGTGCCTCTATTTGGTCTTGCATTAGGCTCATTTCTCATATCTCCCTGATACAACTTCGTGTTGAAGAACACCGGCTTCCCAGTACACTTCCATGTTTGTGATGTTGGCAGCGTACTTGCACCGGCTACCATCTTTCTTGCGGACAACCACAATCACCTGCTCGTCAGGCTCAGTCTCATCAAGCGCACAAGACAATGCAGCGGTAGCAGTCCACTTTGAATTGAATGGCTGAATCTTGCTCATATGTTCTTATCCTTTAGTTTGGCTTCGATGGAGATAGCTATTGCTCGGTTTGGAAACAACGCATATGAGGCGTAGCTAATTATTTCGTCCCGCTCCTCATCCGTCAGCCCAACCCATTCACGCTGCGGGGCTGCTAGGTAAAGCGGGAAAACATCGCTGTGATCTTTGAATTCCGCATCAACCTGATTCACTCCATCGTGATAACAAAATGGTTCCTGCCTCTCTGAATATGCAATGACTTCACGCAAATCGTTGATCGCTTCCTCTGCAACCTTTTGCGGATAAACCGTAATCATTGGTCCTCCATCTTTTGGCTTTCTGACCTGCCATTTAGCCAACGGGTCTAGGAACCTTTCAATAATTTCTAATGCGGTCAAAGCTCGTTTCATTGCTTCAGCATGTCCTTGCTTATTAGCCGGACAGTCTCTGCCTTGATTGCACTTCTGATTGCATGGTGGGCAAGTGCTCATTGATTCTTATCCTTCAACTTAGCTTCAACGTACTTGTAAAAAGCCTTACACCAGCCTTCTGGGTCTTCGTCCCAACTATAAGGAGTTTCGTATTCTGCATGGCAAAAGGCTTGATGCACTTCATCGTCATCTAACCCAGACCATTTGCGGGAAGCATAAAGCGGCTGGCTTTCCGGTTTTGTTTTAGTCATGGTGTAATGCCATTCTGGTCGCTCAGGATTTAATCTAGGAACCGCATATCTATAAGCCACCGGTTCTTGTACGTTTTTAACCAGCTCTTTGCTCATTGCCTAATTGCAAATGGATTGTGATATTCGACCTTATGCCGTTTTTGTCCGACCTTTAGACGTTTATTCACCGCATTGTAAAAGTTAGCCATCGACTTTTTACCGCTGATTGATGACTGCTGCATTCTCTTTTCTGATGTAACAAAACCTTGCTCGACAAGTCGTTTTGCATGTTTTGTCACCCAGTTATCGCTACGCTTGAAAATGCGACAAAGCTCGGCAGTGCTGACAGGCGTTTTCCTTCGCTCCAGGTAATCAAGCAACGTCATGCCATCTCCTTACTCAAATCCAAATAAACCTGTTTAAGCGTCTCTTTAGACAGCTTTACGTCTTCAAGAAGTATCCTCAGCTCATACGGATGCACGATCACCATGTCATCTCGCTTGCTAAGTTCCCACAATAGTTTGTAAACCCGTTCTTTCTCAGTCATAAAACCTCCAGTTGAAAACATCATCTTCCAACATTTCACGGCCCGATCTGTAATACTTTGGTATTACCAGCGAAAACTAATTTCGCCATTTCTTGATTGCCGATCAACACCGGAGTCGGCAGCGGCAACCCTTTGCGGTGATACTCATCGTCTGGAGACCTAGCACCTCGAAGCAGTTTCGGGTATTCGCGCGGAGATTTTGCAAATGATTGGTAGGTCTGCATGAACCGATGTTGCGTATAACTGATCTCGTCCATCTCAACATTGGCAATCTTGACCCATCCGCCCATGACCTCGATCACAGCATGAATCGTAGGGTCATCAAACACAACATCTTTCCAAGGCCCAGCTCGTCCAATCGCAGCATAGACCTTCGCCCAGGCATCTTGCGCTCGATCTGTCGGAGTGCCGGATAAGATGCGAACGATATCAGCGACCTTTGGCGCAAACTGACCTCGCTCTGGATCTGTAGCGTGTTGCGTTAAGGCCTTTTGAACTTGCTCGAAATCGTAGACCTGACAAGCCGACCACCAGATATCGACCACGAACGGCGAGCAGTCCTGCCGGTAATAGGCCATAACCGAGGAAAGCAATTCAGCAAATTTCGCTTGACTCATGCTTTGCTCCTTGCCCATTCCAACGCAATCGCTCGATTTCGCTCCTCTAGCGCAATCTGCTTGTTCACCGGAGCTTCAGAGTACCAATCCGCTTTGAACCCTTGCCATCCACGTTCAGCGCAGACTTTCAGGGCATCGTTCAGCGACAAGCCTGCTTTGCCTGCCTCTCGCTCGATACCGTCCAGTGCGATCTGCGTGATTGGCGAACGCTTGGCTTTTCTGATGGCTTGAAATGCTTGCCAAACATCATCATCGACTTGTGGTGGCTTAAATATATAAAGCCCTTTAGGGCTTTTCTTTGGTTCTTGGTTATTGGTTATTGGTTGTTGGTTATTGGTTGGTTGCACGGTCGTTGAACGGTCGTTGAACGCTTGTTCAACATCTGTTGAACCCTTGTTCATCGAACGTTTAGCAGCCGATGCTTTTCCGGCTTTAGAAGCCTTTTCAAGCTGTTGCTGATAGTGCTGGATTTCTTTGTCGCATCGTTTGTGATGCCACTTTCCGTCCTCCAGAACGAAGAACATCTCTAGCAAGCCGGAAATGACATCCTCGTTCTCTCGTGCGTTCACTTTCATTGAAAGTTCAAACATCGAGTTCGGCAACGGTTTTTCGGTGTCGTAGTAGAGCCAGAGCAACTTCATGTAAATCCCGACCTCTTCGTTGGTCAGAAATGAAGTGTCTTTTATAAAGTCACCAATATGGTGCTGGTAATAGTGCATATCAAAACCCCATCAAGGCTGTCATCACTGGTTGGCGCAGTGGCAGGCGGGTGATGAGGCCGCTTTTCGGGAGCTACCCTAGCCATTGGCTACCCCATTATAACCCAATTTTCATGTTTCCAATGCAAAATGGCTCGGCATCATCCCGATGCGATCAACTGGAGGATTTCATGGAAAACGCATTTGTGACAATCGAGCTGTCCGAGGACGAGTACGATCAAGTCCTGGAATGGCTCGGATCTGAAGAGATCAGCACTGGCCTCGGTGAACTGTACGCCCGTCTCCTGGCAGCAGCAGAGACCCGCGACGAAGACTAAAACTCAAAGGTTTTACAGTCCCAGCCGCTCACCAGCTCCCCCCATCCGTGAACCTGAACTCTCCATCCGGCTCTTAGGATGACGGGGAGCACCTCACTCTCTGAAATCTTCTTCACCCGTGCATTAACATTGCTTCTGCTGGTTGTCTGAACCATTAGCGTCTCATTGTCCTTGATCGCAAGGATGTCACCGATCCCGAACAAGTCCTGACGGATCTTGGCCCAGGGGTTCCACCGCTCCACGATTTCACAAAGATAGCCCTGCTCACGAAGCAAGGCTAAAGATCGCTGTGTCGGAGAAACCGACGAACGGCGT